GTAGCCGTCTGAGCTAAAAAAACGCCTTGTGAGCGTGATCCCTTAGAGCTGTTACAGCGCTTACAACAGGCCACCATGTTCTCTAATGAGATTGGATCGCCTCCATGCTTGAGACTAACGATGTGATCTACAGTCGTAGCATCCTGCCCGCAGTAAGCACAGACGTAGCCATCACGTGCCAAGACGATAAGGCGCTGTGCTTTGTACTTACGGCTAAGTCTTGGGTCATGTCTACCTTGAACCATTAGTACCAACCCTTTCGATCATGAAAGGCAAAGGCATTACATGGAGTCTTATGACGATGGACTATGTACTTATAACCCAAATCCATTTGGACATAAGGGTTAGTCTCTTTAAGCTTTAAGAGTTGAGGTATACCAAATGCAGAGCTTTTAGGGTTCTTGGCATAAGGATCCCATAACCTGTTTTCTTTTGTCCATAATCTTTCAATACATCTAAACTCTTTATAATTCATTACTTTTAGATGTATGTATATTTTATATTTGTCTATCTCATTTATCTCAACTGCGTTAGCAGGAGTATTTAATGAACTACACAAGGGTAGCATGAGTATCCAAATCCATTTAATAATACGCGGGATCTTGGGCGTGTCATGTAGCTTCATTGATGGCCCCATCCTGTGCCCTTAAAGCTAAGACCAGGAGCAGAGTAGATTTGTCTCATTGGCTGTGTGCAACAAAAGGGCGCCGTTACATTGTCCATAGGTTGTTCAACCTCGTACTTAATACGGCACTCAATACACTCATACTCATAGGTCGGCAATTTGTATGTCCTCCATCAGCACTACGCCCATAACCCCGCATTTAACGCATTGAAGCGTTTTGACGTAGGGCGGTAGGTTCTCGGTTACGACCCGCTCTTGATGCTCTGTAACCCTCTTACATATGCGGCAGCTAGATTTGAGTATCGCCATAGTTAGAGCTCCTTAAATACTTCATCTCGAATAGGTTGCGATGGCTCACCCAGTAGTTGCCTTGCTGTGTGTGCTTGTATTTAGGCATCATCGCCATGTGCGCCGGTATCCATCCGAGTAGCTGATAAACCGGGCTTTTACCATAGACCAATATGCAGACATCGTTAGGCCGCGAGCGCTGAGACTCTTGTAATATCAAATGCCCATTGGCCCATTTAGTGTGTTTAACCTCGATGCGAGCTTCTAAAGTCTCAACGTCAGGCTCAGCCTTAAAGGTATTGATGCTCGGCATAAAGTTACGTAGCCCAAAATACTCAGCTACAGCTATCTCAGCTCCTACGCTTTCTGCATGCTGCGTTATCATTTCGTGATAATTCAGGTTTTGACCATACAGGCGAAACCATGACTCATCCATAACAGCGGCACGCTCTAAAGCGGTGCGGTGAGCGGTAATCTCTTGAGAGCGGTCAAGGATTACGCGGTCTATCATTAGGCCCTGCATGATGCACATAGCCATACGGTTACTTCTTGGCCATAATCGCGGATCTGTAGGCCGCCGCTAGTGCTCTGCCACTCTAGGCATTGATCGCATCGATCTAAAGCTGTAACGGTCATGTCACCGTTATCGTGTATGACAGTTGCATAACCGTCTTTGATAAATGTTATTTCGCCCATGGTTATACCTGAGGCTTCCACTTGCCATCGCTGGCCAACACGTGCCAGTAAGGCGTGCATTGTGTAGCTTTAGTTTTCTCAGTACAGAAGTAGCCGCCCCAATTCTTAGGGCTACCAGCTGCGGCTTGCTTCCATATCATCGTGCCATGAGCACATCGAGGAGAAGCAGGTACTAACTCGCCGCCTAACTGGCCTTTGATCTCTGCCACAGCTGTAGTTAAAGCTGTTGTACCTGTGTCTTGAGCCGTTTTAATAGTAGTCCAAGGATCAGAAGTTGCAGGTAGTGTCTCCACGCGTTCCATATCCTGACGTGTAGGCCGTCCGGCAGGGCTTGGCGATAACAAACCGATAACTCTACCTATAGCCGAGGTTGAGGTATCCTCTACCAGCCATTTACGCATATTGGCAGTCAGGCTTGCTACGTTGCCGTAAGCATAATCGACTGCACTTGGCACCGTATCCTCAAACTCACGATAAGCCTCAGCTCGTACCAATACCCATCCGGCAGTTAAGTCTTTATCCTCGATGACGGCTACTAACCTGCCTGAAGGAAACTCAGATCGAAAGCGGGTAATCCTTGCGTTTACGTCCTCATAGTTATCTAAAAAACTCATTAGATTAGCTCCTTATCTTTCAGAGCTTGAGAGATAGCGCGACCACGGATAAAACCCTCGCCGTGTCCATGCTTAAAACCTACAGAATAACCAATGACCATAAACATAAAGCCTATGCCACAAGCTGCCAACCCGATCAATATATCTAAACTGTTCATACTTAGCCCTTTGTTAAGGCCGATTAAGCTACCTAACCGAGTAGCCCTCCCGGCGTTTGTAGTATCAGTATGAGGCTAGCAACTGACATAAAGCAACTATCTAGCTTGGCGTGTCGGTCTTTGTTGGATCCTTAGACTTAGATTTAAGGCCATTACCTGCCAGTACTCCACCTAAAGCCCCAGTTAAAAATATGGCCAAGGTTTGTAATAGTTGTATAAAGTCTCGGTCGTTAGGCGCTTGAGCACCTACCGGCTGCGTAACAAAGACGAGCGCGTATACGGCACCTGCGGTAATTACAAAAAAGGTTAAAGCTAATACCGCGCCAATTAAGAATATAAGGCGAGCGTGGATATCCTCAGGCGTTAGCCGCTTATTTTCTTTACTCATCTGTCGTAATAAGGTCCTTAGTGCAGGTCCCGGTAGCTTCGCATTGAGGCGAAGTGCACTCAGGCTTTGTCCAGTTTTCGTATTCTTGGCACTCATATCTTACCCACCCATCGTAACCGCACCCCGATAGGAGGATAGTCCCCACTATCGCCCCTATCAGGGCCCGGATCATTTAGAGCCTAGGCCGTATTGCTTTTCGCTTGGTTGTACCGCTTTAAGTAGCGGACCTACGAGGCCAGCGATAAAGGCATTAGCTAATACTTTTGGATCCTGTATACCGGACATATACAAAGCTGCTACAGATGCGAGCGCTGCTCGTGCATATGATTTAGCTGCTGCTTCTAATTGTTTTTTATTCATTTTTTAATCCTAACTTTTCTATTAGTTGTTTAGCCTTAGTAGCCGATACCTCTACCTCAAAGTGCATATCGTCCGGCCTGCTCTTAAAGTCGCCGCCCCACTTCAGGCCGTACTTTTTAGCAAGGGCTCTAATCATTGGTATTTTTTCAGCCGGGAAAGTGTCGTACTTACCTAGCGGGTGCTTAGTAGCGTTGAGATCAATAGCCGTCCCGGATGAGTGGCACGATAATTTTGTAGGGTTGCCTCGCACCATGCGATAGGCATATGCCCAATCGTCAAACGTGCCCTCATCGATTGGCTCGATTAGCTCGTGAAACTCCGCAGCAAAGGCGGCCAAGAGAGGCCCAACACTTTCGGCACACCTTAGCTTACGATCCGTACCCCTTACAGGATAGGACTTTATCTTTATAGCTTCCGGATCTTTTGATGCCGGATAGCCGTTATAGCTAGTTTCCACTAGTAACGCTCGGTGTGGATTGTTCCGCTTGTGCCAGCATTTCATCGTAGGCAGATTTCAAGCCTGACCAAATAGTGCCGTCCTCATTTGTGATGATTACGCACTCGACACTTTCGGAATTTAGATAAGTTTCCATTTATAACTCGCATCCTGTGAATAAAATGTAAGATGAACCTGAGGCACCTCTTAGTGCGGTTGTAGTGCCAGCCGCTAAAGTTGGTGAACCTACTGTTGTGATAATTTGAATTAAGGCTGAATTAACGCCAGCACTATCAAAGTTAATTGCAGTTGGTGTACCACTTCCGCCACTTGCTGCAAATAAAGTAAAGTTACCAGCAAGAGATGGAACGCTTATTCCAGTTGGTGCGACTCTTGCTTGAACTGGGTATGAGACTTGTGTATAAGAGTTATTTGTTGCAGTAGCATAACCAAGCCAAGTATTACCAGCAGCCATAACAGATGGTAGATACCTCTGGCAAGCGGCTAATTCTCCTTGAATTGTTCCGCCAGTTCTTGAAAACTGTGTTGGCACGCTTCCAAGTTCCATCATTGCTTGACCAAAATATGCGTTTGTCGTTGCAGTCAAAGTCGGAATATATAAAGAAATATAAAGACTTTTTGCAGTTGATGGGATTGCATATGTGCCAATCATTTTCTGCCAAGCATTTGTCACCGTAGCCGTGCCACCTGATGAAGCCGTGATATTTGTCCAAGTGCCAAGTGGTGAAACGTCCGTCGATGTCGAATATCCAACCTGAATTTGCATAGCAGTTGATGTGCTGGCATAACACATCATTGAAACACTTACTGTTTGACCAGCGTATTGAACCGCGTTTAAAGTTTCAACCGCCTGATTGACGGTAATTGTTGCACTAGCCGAAGCCTGTGCGATTTTCATTGAATACTGTGAACCTGTCGGAACAATAGAACTTTCGCGAGAAAATGTAGTAGTCCCCGCGGAAGTGTAGTTAAACCATCGGTCCGCAAGATAAACTAAATTAGTTGTCGATGAAGTTCCACGCTGCCAGATGTCCATACCACCGTTTATAAGCGCATTTTTTCCAGCCTCAATATGTCCTTGATAGCGCAAGCCTGTTGAAGTGGAACTATCTGCTACGAGTGTCTCGCCGTTGTTGCCTACTGCTAGGCGGGCTGGAGTATCATTTGCTGTAGCTGAAATCAGATCGCCTTTAGCATCGACGATACTATTTTGGATCGCGTTAGCATCATCCGTAGTAACCCAAGTAAAGTCCATATCTGTACCGGAGGTTTTACTAAGTACCTGCCCGGTAGTGCCGCCCTTAAGATCGACTAACGAACCATCGATAGAGTCTCCAAGTGCCTCAATAGCCGTAGCTCCATCTTTCACTAAGTCAGTCGATGTAGGTACAGGCCAGTTAAAATTAGGGGTAACTGTTGCCATTATGTCAAACCTCCAAATGCGTTTTCCCACTCAAGTGTAGCGTTTACACCTGTCCAAATCAGGCTAGGCGGGCTTACTGTGTCCCATTGTGGCGCGACCAATGAGAAATCTGTAGGGCTTAAGGTAAGCGTTATATCCACAAACTGAGGCGTAGCTCTAATAGCAAAGCCCTCTAAAAAGCCGTTAAAAGATCCGTTAAACATATTGATAGGTAAATCGCTAATAACGATAGGCTCACCAAAAAATACATTTATCAGTTTGTTTCGCTCAGCATCCGGCATATCTGAGTTATCTAGTCTGAAAGTAATGGCCTGCAGCTGCTCACGTGGGATAGCCCGGAGCCCTAGCTCGCGATCCATTACATCGTTTACGTCGCTGAGGTTATGCAGGTTAGAGCTTACGCTGCGCTGATAGCGGCCATAGTTAGCGATCGAGTCAGCATCTAAAGCGGTTGCCTGATTATTGTAATTATTACCATAGTTAAATACGAGCGAGTTACGGATCTTGCCTATCTGTAAAATTGACTTAACGCTGGATGGGGTAGCGTAATTAGCCGAAATAGTCGTATAGCCGTTAGCCGATAGGTAAGCCGTACGATGATCGGCATCGGCGTAACAGACTCGCCCAGCCTTGTCCTCATACATATTACCCAGCGCGCTTTGTGCGATCTGCGCGCATAGGTTATAGCTACTAAACGGATCAGCTGAGCGAGAAATCATCTCGTAGAGGCCCGGCTGGTCGATCTCGCCAAGGCCCACGTTTTCAGCGTTAGCCCACGTAGTCGTAGGGTCGTAGTCCTGCCATTGTAAAGCCGGTGCTACCTCAAACCAGCTATTAATAAGTAGCTCGTTAAGGATGTCGAAAATCTGATTGCCATCCTCAGTTTTAGGCAAAGCATCCGGGAACAGGGCTTTAGTCAATTTAGCCAAGGATCCTACGGCTAAAATATTACCGATTGTTATAAAGCCTACTTCCTCAGGCGAGCGTACCGAAATACCAAAATCGGATACCGTACCGCCAAAAACAGGCACGTACGTACCCGAGCTATTCTTTAGCTCTAGGGTAAGGCTATCGGTAACGTCAATATCAAAGGCCGAGTTATTTATATTTACGATCTCCATACGAGCGTAGCCTGCGTTGCATTGTAGATCTACGTCATCGCGACCAGTTGCCATATTTACGCTTAGCACGTTCGTATACTCAGTCGTGCCTATGATTATTTTCCACTCTGGGAGCCAAGTACTCACGCTATCGTATAGTCTCCGGAGCCTCTATTAACTGAGGTTCCTCTATAGGTTGATTGATTGAGTACATCCTCGATAACTCGAGCAATAGCCTCAGGATCTCCAACTCCGGCATTAACTGTAATATTTGTGCCCCCTGCGCCGTAACCTCTGCCCGAGTTCATATTAGGGCTATATCCACCGAGATCACCTACCAACTTTTGGTAAGCGATAAGATCTTTTAGATCCTGATCTGACTGCATATCTAGCAAGTCTGCAAAAGCATTAGCACGAGCAGAAGCCGCATCGGCGTATTCGAGGATAGCTCCGATTGAGCCGCCTGTAGTGTCTATGGGTGCGATGTAATCTCCGACTGGAATACCTGACCCAAGGCTAGCGCTCGTAGGTACTTTTGCAGTTGCAGCTGTATTAGCTAGTGCGAGTAGTCTAAGCATTTCTTGGATCTTGGCTAAAGCCGCATTAAGGTTATCTAGATTAATTAGATCCTTAGGCTTGAAGCTATCAAGGATAGATTTGATGTCTGTAAGTTTTGTATTTTGCCCTGAAAGAGCGTTAAGGATTTTTAGATCCTCATTTAGTTTAGCCGTTGCCCTAATGATCGCTGCTTCATCTTTGGCGGCAATAGCATCCTCGAGGGCAGCGATACTTTCCTTAACTCTCAAGCGAGCCGTATCGTTAGCGATCTGTAAAACTTGTGCAGAGTTAGTCGCCTTACCAAGTGCCTCGGCTTGGTTTGTAAGTGCCGCTGCAATTTGGATCTTATCTAGATCAAAGACATCCTCACTTTTGCCAAGTAACACGTTAGCTTTATCGATTGCGTTTTGTAGTCTCTTTTGCTTTACAGCATCGGCAGCTGATTTAGCCTGATCCTTAATGAGCTTGGCTAGTTGCTTATTACGAGCGATAGCCTCTTGCTCTGCCTTTTTACGTGCTGCCTCGCGCTGTTTGTATCCACCATCGCCGGCAGTAGGAAACATCAAAGGGCCTGTGTTTAAGGGCTTGACGTTGCTGTTCTTTCTCATGGCATTACCAAGAGCACCTATAGCAAGTGCAGCAACGCTAATAGCTGTAAACCATGGAGCCCAAGCAAGACCAATAGCAATACCGGCTGCAACTAGAATTGGCTGAGCGATCTTTACTTCCTGTACAAGATACCCAAATCCTGTAATCGCATTGGTTAGTTTTGTAGATAGGTTCTCGATAGTTTGAGCTGCACCGCCGGCACCGTTAGGCCCTGCTAGTCCACCTAAAGCATCGACTAGGCCTCCACCGATACGCGCTCGAGCTTGATTAGTCACCTCTGAAAGGATCGCTAGCTTGCCGCTTAGGCTATTGGCCGCTTCATCGGCTGCGCCTAGGGTATCTGTAGCTATTTTTTCTAAGATTTCATCGAAAGTCATGGCCGACAGTTCGGCTTTTGTCAGACCTAAGCGATATGTAGCAAGTCCTTTAGAATTACCCACATAGGCATTAGCTAAATCGGATGCGACAGCTGCTACATCGGCATTACGAGAGGCAGCCAAATCGAGAGCAACGTTCATGATCTCGGTGGATTTAGATACCGATCCGGTGGCTGAGAGTAGAGCTTGCATAGCCGGTACAGCTTGAGCCCCTGTTACTCCGTAGAGCTTGCCAATTTGATCTACATAGTTTGAAACTGCCGGAGCATCAAAAGCTAGACCAAGATTTTTAACAGTATTAGTAAGAGCAACAGTTTCACGCTGAGCATCTGCGAATTCTTTAACGGCAGAGCGAACAGCCAAGCCAAGAGCAGCGCCTCCAAAAGCAACACCAAAAGATGAGCCAAGAGATTTAACAGTTTTATTAAGTTTGTTAGTAGCTGTTTCAGCTTGCTTAAAAGCCGTCTTGCCTAAAAATTCTGCAATTATCTTAATATCTAAATTAGTACCGGCCATTATGCAACCTTCCTAACGCCACGTGTAGCAAAGCCTGAGGTCTTGCTCATAAAGAGATCATTAGTTTTCATAATCGCCCTTACAACAGCTTCGTTAGTTTTACCATTATCGGCAGCCCAAGCACGATAGATAAGACGGCCTGTAGATTTACGAGAAACCTGCCCTCTTTGACCAGCTACGCGAGGCTTAGCGTTTACGA